TTCTGTTGAATTTAGACAAACAATAGAAAGACATTTAAGAAATAGTAAAACAACTAGCGTTTACAATTATCCTTATATGTATGATATTTCTTTAAAGAAATTATCTAATGGCTTTGAACATGCATTAAGAAAAGAACAAGAACAATATGATGCACTAATGTTTATCTATAATACTGAAGTGGAGGAAATAAAAGAAGAATCCACTAAAATTAAAGATGAAGCTATGTTTGGAGATGAAAAAGAAGCTCATGATTTATTAAAAAAGTTTCAGGAGAAGTGAATGAAACCTAGAATAGAAACACGATTCCTTAGAAATAAGGATTTAATACCGATACCAAGTTTAAATACAATATCGGTTGTTGGATTGGGAGGCATTGGCTCATTCTTTATACAAGGATTAGCTATGATGGGTTGGAACAAAGTTATAGGTTATGACGGTGATGTCATAGAAAACCATAATTTAAGTACCACAGCCTACCCTATAGATGAAGTTGGAAATTCTAAAAAAGATTCTGCACAAGGATTGTTTCAAAGATATGCAGAAGATTGGCAAGAATTTATTGCTAAAGATTATTTTGATGTAGATTCTTTAATAACTCCTAAAATGGTTGTTTGTACTGACGATATGGAGTCAAGGAAGATGATTTATAATCTTTGGAGCAATACTCCTAGACAAGAATTCTTTATGGATATGCGTATGGGAGCAACATCAGTAGAATTAGTAACGATAACACCGGGTAATGATAATTATCTCAAAACTTGGGTATCAACAGACTCAGTTCCAGAGGCTCCTTGCTCTATGAAACATACAGTCTTCGCTACTAATCACATTGTATCATTAGGCTTAGCTCAAGTATATAATTTAGTTGCAAAACTAGTATATTATGACTATATTTGGACCAGCCTGAACCCAAACATGGTAGAGTTTGGTACTTTAATAACTCCTAAACTAAAATCGGAGGTATCTATTGATACAAGTAAGAAAAGTGTCAACCAACTGGCAAGTAATGCCAGCAGGACTGACATATTTAATAATCGGTCAACCTAAGACCGGAAAAACTACCGCAGTAAGTTCATGGAGTCCCCTAGGTCATGAAGGTGTCATAATGATTGATACTGACCTAGGTTCGGACTTTGTTGACAAAGCTAACGTAGTGACATGTTCCAGCTTGAATATTCCATTAAGACCTGTTTTAAAAGATGGTATTCAAGTAGCAGAAAATGGTAAACCAAAAACAGAAATCATTCCTCCCGAGGAAAGAGGTTTTAAATATCGTTCTGGAGAAAAGAAAGGTGAAAATTTACCTTCTTATTCTATGATAGAATTATATAATTGGTTTGCAAAGGAATGGGACACCCTTCCATATGATACTATAGTAATTGATACAGTTGGACAAGTGAATGAATGGATAGAAAATTCAGTTATCAATGAATTAGGTATTAGTGCTATGGGAGAAGGTCAATGGGGAGCAGATTGGGGCAAAGCTAGACGTAAAAATCTAGATGTCATAAAACGCTTTCAAGACCTTATGAAAAAGAAAGGTGGTAATCTTGTATTAGTAAGTCATTCTAAAACATCTCAGATGCAAGATGGCAAAGTACAATTAGCACCTGAACTTCCTAGAGGATTAGGATATTCATTAGCCGCTAAAGCAGATGTAATAGGTTACACTACTGCATCTAAAGATGATGGAAAGTATTATATATCATTTGAAGCGTATGATGAGCGTGTAGTCGGTTCACGACTAAAACCATTAGCTCAAAAGATACTCCCACTTGAGTATAGTGCTATATCTAACGAAATCCTAAAATACAAGGAGGAATAAATGAGTGATTTAAATACTCGTTTTAGACCCGAAGAAATGACTACTGCCACAGGAAGTGGTAAGTGGTTAGGGTATCAAAATGTTGGCATCGTTGATTGGGAAAGCAAATCAGACCTATATGATTGGGCTGATGTTTACTTAATTGCGAAGCTTAAATTAGAAGATTCACAATACCTTCAAGATTTGAAGTTTGTGGGTTCTTTTGATAAAGAGCCAAATGGCAACATTAAAGCATGTACATTATTAAAAAGACTTTATTGGCTTTTTGATGAAATAGGTTTCCAAGGGGGACCTAATGTGCAAGGAGAAATGGTAGATGAAAATGGTAAGAGCATTGACTTAGTCAATCACCTCAATATCAATTATGTCACCGACCCTCTAAAACCCTCAATGGATTATATAGTTTATATATACAAAGAACTATCTAAAAAAGATGGTAAAGCGTATACAACTGTATTTCCTAAAATTGCTCCAAATACACCTGCTGGACGTAAGGACCTCGAAGGCTACATAAATTTTATGAAGTCTAAGAATCTTATTAAAGAAGTTGAAGATGGAGATACTTCAGCAACATCAAATGGTATTATATCTGAATCTCCTGTTTCAGATAACCCTTTTTAATGTTTGTTGAAATGGCAATCGGGAGTCCCTCCAAAAGAGGGGCTCTCGTTCCTTTAGATAATGTATGGGATATTGTATATGAACAAGGAGAAGGACAAGCTGTCTATAAAAGTGTTTATAGATATGATGATGAAGCGTTAGCATTTATTAAAGCTAATGGTTCTATTAAAAATTTCCTTGGTACAAGATACATTAATACAGTCCCTATAGATATAGATAGGGGTCAAGATTCTGATGAATACACCTTAACTAGAACTCAACAAATAGTTGATTACTTACATAAGGAGTTAAATCTAAAAGAAGGTAATTATGCAATATATTATAGTGGTACTGGTTATCATGTTGATATATCTGCTGAATGTTTTGGCTTTAAGCCAACTCCAGATTTACCATTTATAGTTAAAGCTACTATGTTGAAGTTATTAGCTAATTTTAATCCAGACCCTGCTGTTTACACTAGGACAGCTATTATCCGAATGCCACATACCTTAAATGTTAAATCATCATTATATAAGGTACCTCTTACTCTTAAAGAACTTTATACAAATTATGAAAATATTGTAAAACTCGCCTCAGGAAGAAGACTTGATTTCGGTCAAAATGATTTATGGGGAGATGAATCTTTATCTGATTATGTAATAATAGAAGTTCCTAAGATAAGAAGTATGCAGAAAATAAATGAACCATCTAATGTTGTACCATGTGTTCAAAAATTATATAACGATGGACCATTAAGGGGAAGTAGAAACCACACTCTATTGAGAATAGCTTCTCATTTCAGAAGAAATGGGATACCAAGTGATGCTACTAAAGCATCATTATTACATTGGAATGATAATCAATTAAATCCACAAATAGTTATAGATAAAGTTGAATCAACTTATAACTATGGATATAAATATGGTTGCCATGATGAGCTATTATTAAAAGTTTGTAATCCTAAATGTGTACATTATAAAAACAAGGACTATCTAGTGGAAATAAAAACATCTGACGATTTGCAAAAAGAGTTAGAAGAACGATTAGAATCAGACTTTACAGGTAAGATGATAAATCTTGCTCAAATGTTTGGTTTAAATAACAAGGACTGTAATATATATCCGGGAGAACTGGTTACTATATTCGGACCAACTGGTGCTAATAAAACAACTTTAGCACAAAATATAGCCTTAGGCTATGATTTCGCTAATGATGAAATAAAAAGAGAGTGGCAGATACCTACATTATTTTTATCTTTAGAATTAAGTGGTTGGTATATGCATAGACGCAATCAACAAATTGTTAGTGGAATGAGTAAAGACGATGTTACAGCAAACTACAAGTATGTAAGTGAGAATTATAATAAGTATTTAGAACATTTAAACATACAAACAGTTTCACCTACCCCTGAAATGATACAACAAACTATAAGAAAACTACAACCTAACTTAGTAATAGTTGACTATATAGATTTAGTAGAAGTTCCAAAGGGAATAAGAGGAGAATATGAGCAGGTAAGGTATATCTCTCATTATTTATCAAACCTAGCAGTTAATCTTGATATAATAATTATTCAATTATCTCAAGTAGCCAGAGAATATAGCAGAAATCAAATTCTTGATATATATGCTGGTAAAGGCTCAGGTGCGATAGAAAATGCCTCTAGAAAAGTAATAGGTATAAATGGAAAACAAGATTCCACCGAAAAAACTGTTTCATTATTCAAGAACAGCGATGGGGACTTATTTGATGTAGAATTGAATTGGACTCCGTCTTTTAGATTACCAAGGAGGCACAATGCCAATCCCATTTAATGCTAGTAAACAAGTCGTAAAAACAGAAGTTGAGCCAGAAATTAAGCTCAAATTACAAAAACTAGCTCAAGAAAATAAACGCAGTATGCGTAAACAACTTGAGTTAATAATCGAAAACGCAGTCAATGGAGAGGATAAGAATGGTTAAAAAAACTACAAAAGAACTAGTAGGAGACTTTATTGATTTAGATATTCAGTTGCAATTTGCAGATGAAGAAGAATCTAAAGTTTTATCTAGTGCTTAGAAGTCACTAAAAAAGACATTAGTCGTAAATTAGATGGTATTGACCACTTTATGCTTGATATTGACAGAAAACAACACTTAATAGATGCAGAAATCGAAGCTCTTAAAAAAGAACAGCAAAG